TATTATAATAAAAGAAAAAGAGAAAGGAGAACAAAATGGCAGAAAGAAGTGGATTCTTTAATGCAAGATTACAAGATGGTGCATATGATAGAACATATCAAGCCGAAGATTTTGCAGATTGTTTAAGTTTGTTTATTCCGAATGGAATATATGTTGAGGATTCGGAAACATTAACAGGAACGATTGACAAGACAACAGTGCAAGGGTTAAAACCATATGCAAGTGGAACGAGTCTTTTTATTAAGAAGGGAAAGGCATTTATTAATGGGTATTGGTATATACTCGATGAACAGGACTTGGAAATATCTTTAACTGTTAATACAACAAAAGCAATCGCATTAATGTATGTTGCGGCTGACAGAAGAATAAGAGTTGAATTATTTGATTTAGTGGATGGACAGCCAAGTGTTCCAAAAATAGATGCACAATATGGAATCTTATTAGGAACTGTTTCTTATACATCGGATGGTGTGTCAGTAACGGATTCAAGAGAAGATTTTATGGTTGGCTCTCCAAAAAGTTTACAAGCAATAGCAAATCAAGCACAACAAACTTTAAGAGAGCTTAAAAGTTCTATGAGTAAGTTAACACCAAAGGCTTGGCAACAATATGACATCCGTTCTAGTAGACATTTTGCAAAAAATGCAAATGGAACGGCATATGTTGGTTATGTCAATATATTTGGAAAGAGTGTTGATGAATTTACAATAGAATGTTTATATTATGATTCAGACGAAGATACACTTCTACCGATACCTTATGTAAATCCCGATGATTTTGGTAATGTAACAATTAAACGATATTTTACATATCAGATAACGACTGACTCGAAGGGAGATGTTACAGCAGGAATAACAATTAGTAAGGAATTATATAATTTTATGGAGAAAAACACAATCGGAAGGTTATTAAGGATTATATGTAGAAGACATGCAAATTATGAAGGTATGTAGATTAGAGGTGAGTTTTATGGATGATAAAACAGTGAGTAAAGTACTGTTGGACGTACAGAAAGAATATGCAAGGTCTAACAAAATAAAAGATAAAATTATTATGTTATTAATTGTTTTAATGTTTGCAGAAGCAGTTGTTGGGTATTCTGGTTTTGTTTATTATGAGTCACAGTTTGAGACAACTACAACAGAAAAGATTGAGGTTGGAACAGAGGGTGAAAATGCAAATGCAGAATACAATGACAATGATGTAAGCGGAAACCAGTATAATGGTAACGCAGTTCATAATGAAAAGAAATAGGAGGATAAAATATGGCTAAGGCATATGTTAAGGTGACAAGAACAACAACAAGAAGAAGAGTCGGAGAAGGTAGTGGAAGAAAGACAGGTAAAAGCACAACAGGACAAAAGCGTTGTCCTAATTGTGGCAAGTTTATGAAATAGGGGTGGTGGCATGAACAAAGAAAATGCCTTGACTCGAAAGAAATTAAAACAAATAGATTCTGTAGAGGATTTTGATAGAATGTTAAACAACTTGATGGCAAGCGAAGAAGATAAAAAGATTATAGAAATGCATTATAAACAAGGTAAGTCTTTGGGATACATTGCAGATGCGTTAGGTATGTCAGAATCGTCTGTCAAAAATAAGCACAGAAAACTATTGATTAAAATTGGAAATATTATGTAAAGTAAGGGAGATACGTTTTGTATCTCCTTTTTGTGTACTAGAAATATATTTTGTTTATACTTTTATTAAAATAATAGTTGTATAATGGAGTTATACAAAAGGAAGGGAGGGAGAGGAAATGACATACCCTTATGGTGGTTATGGCATGGGAAAGCCGTTGAGTCCTTATCAACAACAAATGTATCAAGATAGAATCAATGCATACGACCAACAGCAATATGCAAATCAGTATAATGGATACATGAGAGGTCAACAAGCATTTAATCAACCACAACAAATGATTAATTGTAGACCTGTTTCCAGTTATGACGAAGCAAAAGCAAGTATGATAGATTTGGATGGTAGTCTATTTGTTTTTACAGATGTAGCAAACAAAAAGATTTACACAAAACAAATCATGTTGGATGGAACAGCGGAGTTAAAAACATATGTATTAGAAAATAATCAAAACAAAATGCAGGAGCAACAGGCACAACAAAACAATATGTATGTTTTGAGAACAGATTTTGAAGATGTTATTAAAACAATGAAACAGAGAATTGAAGAACTTGGAGGAGGTGTCCTAGATGAACCAGTTGGAAATGATGTTTAAAAATAATCCATTATTTGCAAGGGCGAAACAAATGGCACAAGGAAAGTCAGAGAATGAATTGAAACAGGTAGCAAATAATCTTTGCAAACAAAGGGGTATTAGTTTAGAAGATGCGTATAACCAGTTTCAAAATCAAATGAAACAAATGCAATCAGCATTTAGAAAATAAGGTATGAACCAATAGTGGTTTATATAAATAAAAATCATACAGGAGGTACTTATTATGGGTATGGATGGTAGCGGATTAAGCGTAGCTGATGCTTTAGCATTAGGCAGAGACAACGAAGGTATGTTTGATGGCAATGGCAGTTGGGTATTTTTCCTTTTCTTCTTACTTGCATGGGGCGGTAACTGGGGAGGAAACTGGGGAGGTAATGGCATGAATGGAACAGCAAGTGCATATACAGATTCAGCCATTCAAAGAGGTTTTGATAATCAAGCGGTTATCAACAAACTGAATGGTTTAGAGAGTGGACTTTGTGATGGTTTCTATGCCATGAACACTTCACTCTTAAATGGTTTCAATGGCACACAGCAGGCAATTAATAACGTAGCCGTTGTAGGTATGCAGAATACAAATGCACTTGCCACACAGTTAGCAGATTGTTGTTGTACGACTAATCGGAATCTTGATGCTGTGCGTTATGAAAACGCTCGTAACACTTGTGATATTGTTAACGCTATCAAAGCGGATGGTGATGCAACAAGAGCATTAATGACACAGAATGAAATTCAATCATTAAGGGATGAACTCCAAACAGCTAACTTCCAGTTAAGTCAGCAGGCACAGAATGCAACATTAATTTCCACATTAAGACCAACACCAATTCCAGCTTATCAGACCTGTTCACCTTATGAGAGTGCTCATATGTATTCTCATTATAACAACGGTTGTAATAATTGCTGTGGGTGCTAGGTAGTATTTTATCCGCTTAGAGCGTGAGAAGTAGGGCGGTAGAAATACCGTCCTTATTTCGGCTTGTAGAGCGTTAGAGAGGGGTTCGAGATTTATGTCATGTAGTTTATATAATAATAATGGTTATGGTTGTGGAGGATGTGTACACTTTGTTAAAACAAATAGTGTAACTTTGACAGATGGTGTTTTAATATTAAACATACCACAGGAAACTTTTGTGAATAAACAAAAAGTATGTATTTGTGTTGCACAAGGATTACCGACAGGAATATCTAGTGCAGATACAGTAGCAATTACACTTGGAACAGGAACAACACAGTATGTTTTAAGAACAAAATGTGGAAACAATGTCCATGCAGACCAAATAAGAAGTCGTAGAGTATACCATACAAACGTAGCAACGGATAGTGGAACTTTTGTTGTTTCTTCTTGTGAGTTAAACAAAACAGCATACAATTTCCCAACAATTTAGGAGGTGTTTTGAATGAATGAAATGTATAATGGACAACAAGATATGAATAGACAGGATGAACAGCCGTGGTCTGCTGTTGAAACAAAACAAAACAAAAGTTATTCCATGCAGAAAACAAGTGAGAGAGAAAAGGAACAGTGTGCAGAAGAAATATATTTAAGACTTGATGAACATATGCAAAAGGCTTTGAGTATGCATGAACAATTAGCCGATTACTTTTGTTTCTTAGGCTTGCAAGGATTCAAGCGTAAGTTAGAATATCAGTATATGAGCGAGGTAGCAGGCAAAAGAAAATTGCATCATAAATATATTAATTTGCATCATAAAATAATACCAATGAAACAAGTTGATTTACCACAGGTTCTTCCTTCCGACTGGAGTAGATATACCACAACAGATGTTAATGACAACGTGTTACCAAAGTTTGTTCGGTCTGCTATGCAGAGATATAAAGACTGGGAAGAACAAACAAAACAATTATATGAGGAATTGTGGCAACAGTGTACAAATTATGGTATGACGGCAGATGCGGATTATATTTCTAAGTTGGTAAAAAGCGTAACAAAAGAAATCAAAGAAATAAACAGAATGTGCGAACAGTTAAATGGTACTGGTTATGATTCTGTTTCAATCCATAGTATGCAGGACAAATACCACAAAAAGTATAAGTCTAAATATGAAAACGAGTTCACAGCAAAAGAAAGAAAAGCAATGGAACAAAACAAATAACTAACTAAATAATTTATATCTTATAAGCTTATATATTATATATTAATTTATGTAGTATATAAGCTTTATTTTTGTTTAAATAATTTTAAAATATCTATTGACATTTGTTTTATTTGTGTTATAATATAATCAAGAACAGAGAGAACAAGATATAAACAAAAAGTGAGGTAAGAAAAATGAGAACAATTAAAGAACAAATTAAAAATTTAGAAAGCCTTTTGGAGTGTGCAACATTTGCAGAAGACATAGAAACAATTTTGTATTGTGAAAGTGAAATCGAAAAACTCAACAAAAAACTTAAAGAAAGAAATAAAATAAAGCACTATGTTTTTGTTACAATCGGTGAATTAGTTGATTTTGAAAAAATTAAAAACTTTTTAAAAAAGTGTTGACAAAACAAAGAACAGGTGTTATAATAAATATAAATTAAGAGATAGCAAGATTTAAGGAGGAAACAAAAATGAAACAGTATTTTGGGAAAACAGTAACAGTAAAAGTAAAAGTTTACAATGAGTGCAAATATCAAGAAAAGAAATTAGAATCTAAAACTAAAACAATTATGTATAAGAATGTGATTGCTTTTGGAGTAATAAGTGGGGATGAAGCAAAAGAAATTGAAAAAACGACAGATAGAGATAACATTGATGATTGTCACGAATATATGGTTCTTTATTTTAGCGATGGTACAATATCAACTTTTAGAAATAGTTATGTTGATTTATTTATAATCTAAAATATTAAACAAAGGGCTGACAAGCTCAGCCCTTTAATGTTATAATAAACGTAGTTAAAGAGAAAACAAGATTCAAGGAGGAAACAAAAATGACAGGATTTATAACAGGAGCAGAATTTGAAACATTTGAAACATTTGAAAACAATGCAACAGAGGTAGGATTCGTTTTGAGTGATGAATATGGAGTAATTGAAGAAGGACATTTCGACTTTCATTTAATGAATGAGAAAGAAGCCATCAAGAAAGCTTGCGAAATGTTAAAAGAAGACCCTTATTATTTTAGCGAGGAAGATATTAACAGAGTAGATTTTGTAACTTTTGATTATTATACAGATTTTGAAGAAATTCTGTTATAAGATTGAAAGTACAAATAAAGTTTAAAAAAAAGGTATTGACAGAGAAAGCAAAAAGTAGTATAATTAAGTCAAGCAAAAAGAAAAGGAGAGCAAAAACATGATGGTATCAAACAGTATAATGAAAGATTTAAGCGGTTTTAAGGTAAAGGATTTAAAAGCATTATCAAGAGAGAAAGGGCTTAAATTAGAGCATAAAGGGCATAAGTTCACAAAGCAGGAATTAATCAATAATCTTGTAGAGTTTTACAAGAATGAAGAAAAAGAAGGTGCAGAGGATAACAGTAAGGAAGAAGAAAAAGCAGATGTTGTAGAAGCAATCGAAGCAATCGAAGCAGTTGCGGAAGTGGTAGAAGAAACACAGGCACAAAATGATGAAGAAGCATGGGAGGAAGAAAAAGAGGAAACAGAAACAAAAGAGCAGGAGACAGAAAACAAGTATAGAGGAATCTATGCAACAACATTAAAACAGATTGCGGAAAAGTATTCATATGAGAAGCCGCAGTGGGTATATGATGAAGTATTACAGGTTGGTTCAACAATCGCTTTTATTCATTATGTAGAAGCGAAAGACCAGAATGTATATAGAAAGTTGAGATTCGCGAAAGTTGTAGGTATCAACAGAAAGCAAAAACTTGTAAAAGTGCAGACATTCTATGGAACGGAAGTCAAGATTGGTTTTGATGAATTGTTGTTTATTGTAAGTAAAAATGATACAGCGAATTCTTTCCCTAAAGATATTCGTAATTATATTAAAGGACATAGAACAAAACAGGGAAGGAGAGATATTCATGATAGATACATCAATTCCAGCAAGTGTGAAGAATAGTGTTAGACTTCTTTATGAAGCAAGACAGAATGAAAAAGAAGCAAAACAATATTTAGATGAAGTGAACAGAAAGGAGTCTTTAAGCATTTCAAACTATATGTATTCTACGCAAGAAACAGATAGTTTCAATGTGACTCTTGATGAAACACAAATGTATTATTCAAATCATAAACATTTGAAGGTGCAGAAAATTAGAAAAAGAAAAATTATTTGGTTTCTTGATAAGTTAAAACAAAACTTGACAAAGGAACAGCAAAAAGAAATTATAGACAAAACATATGTTATCAGTGATATGGGAGGTCTTGTTGAATATCTTAAAACTTGTGGGGTAAAGCCAAAGGAGTTTAAGAAGTTTATAGAGGTTAAAGAGGTAGTAAACGAAACAAAACTTGATAATGCATATCAAACAGGAGTGATAAAGAAAAAGCAATTAAATTCTTGTTATGATGTGGAATTAGGAAAGCCTTATATCAAGTTAACGGAAATTAAAAAATGAGAAGAAAATATACAGGAAAAGATTTATTAAAAGTCTTGGTATTCTATGGAATAATAAATGATGATGTTCCAACGTCTGAGTTCAGCATAGTTTGTCCTTTCCATGATGATATAAACCCTTCAATGAGAATAAATCTTTCTGATGGCACATTCTTTTGTTTTGGTTGTGGCTTATATGGTAATGCATATGACTTTGTTAAAAATGCACAGCCAGAGTTGAATGATTTACAGACCTGCATTTATCTCGAAAGGATTCTGAATAGTAAGGAAATTAAAAAGATAAATGCGAAATATAAGAAAAAGAAAAAAATAAACAATCACCAAGCAATCATTGAAGCAGACGATTATTTTTATGGTTTGAAAACAATGGATTGGTATGGAGATTTGGAAGAAGAAGAACAAAGGGCATATGAGTATATGCATAACAGGGGATTTACAAAGAAGGATTTAAACACAGCGGATTGTAGAGTATCTTATAACATAGCATATCCGATTATATTCCCTATATTAGACAATGGAATATTTAAAGGATATGTTGCAAGGACTACAAATAGATATGTAGAGCAGAAACGAAAGTATCTTTACAATGAAGGATTTAGAAAAAGGGATACTCTAAGTGGTACATATGAAAAGGACAGCATAGTATTTATTTGTGAGGGTTATCTTGATTGTTTAAATCTTAAAACAAAAGGGCATCTGAAAAATGTTGTTGCTTTGTTAGGGTGGCATATATCAGATGAACAGATAGAAAAACTCAAAGAAAAAAATATTAAGATAGTGGTATCCGTTTTAGATAATGATAAATCAGGGATAAAAGGAACAGAACTTTTAAAGAGATATTTTAGAGTAATAAGATTTGAGATACCGAACAAAGATGTTGGAGAAATGACGAAAGAACAAATTAAAAAGTCGTTGAGAAAGGTAAGGCGAGAGTTAAATGAGATTAAAGGTAAGCATTGAAACGGACATAGAATTATTGCATATCACAGGAAAGCAGATGGTTTTACAAGATAATATTGTTAAGGAGTATGACGAGTTTTCGGAAGAATATGAAACAATTTGTAAAGAGTATGAATCTTTAATCGGTTATGAAAGGCATGAAGATAAAACAAAATTTGATGAAGAACTTTTAAAAATACTTTCTGAGGATTTAAAGAATGAACAGCTTGCAAGTATTGATAAGATTATGGATGTTATAAAGACAGTTTATAAAAACCCGAAACAAAATAGTGGGTATGTGCAGATTCAGACAGCCGTTGTAAATGTAAAGGATTTTAGTTGTATTCGTATTAAAAACTTTGATGTAAGAATATCAAAAAGATAAAACAAAAAGGAGTATATAAAGATGGCTATTTCAATTCAGGCAATAAAAAATGAGATTGCAAAAAGTGGAACAAATAAAGGTAAGTTTATTTTTTTCAAAGAGGGGACAAAAATTAGACTTAGATTTTTAAATGACATGGAAGATGGTGTGGAGATTCCTTTCCATGATAGTTTCAAACTTGGTGTGAATGTTCCTTGCCAAGAAATGTTCGGAAGAGAATGCTCGTATTGTGAGGATGAGGATTTAAGAACAAGAAATATGTATGTATGGAGCGTATATGATTATGAAAGCAAAGAGGTTAAGTTGTTTATGTTTGCGGTTAATAACTGTTCTCCCGTTCCTGCATTAGCTTCTATGTATGAAACCTATGGAACTATCACAGACAGAGATTTTGAGATAAAGAGAATCGGAAAAGGACAAAACACAACTTATTCCGTTATTCCTTTGGACAAAAAGAAATTCAGAAATGAGAAAGTGAAGCCAATGTCAGAACAGGCAATTCTGAAAGCAATCGACAAGGCTTATCCTGCTGATAATTCAGAGATTGAAGAAGACGAAGAAAAGCCAACTAGAGCTAAAACAAAAGGAAGAAAAATCAAAACAAAAGTAGAACCAGAGCCAGATATTGAAGAAGAAACAGAAGATTACGAGGAAATGTCAGCTAGAGAGCTTTACCAGATGTGTAAGGAAAGAGGACTTGATTGTAAACCTAGAAAGACAAAAGAATATTATATTGATATTTTAGAAGAAGATGATGAAGAGCAGGATGATGATTGGGACGATGAAGAAACAGAAGACGATGATTGGGATTAGGAGGTAAAGTGATGATTCAAATTACAATGGCAAACGGTAGTTATATTTGTTGGGATAAAGAACAGTATACAGATTATATGTATGATGGCAAGGTGTTTGTTATTATTAAAGATTCTCAATGGGTCGGGATTTATAACATAAACCAAGTAAGAGAGATTAGAGTTGATAAGTAATAGCATTTAGGGGTTGACATAGTTCAACCCTTTTGTTATAATTAAGTCGAGTATAGAGTATTAAGAAAACAATAAAAGGGGCGTTTTAATGAAACATTATATCATTAGAAATGAAGATTGCAGGAAAACAATGAACCATATGGAAAGAAAAGGTATAAAGGTGGACTGTATAATAACTTCTCCACCATATAATACAAGTCGAAAAGTTAGAACAGAAATTGAAATAAAAGAAAGAAAATCGAAATATAAAATGTATGATGATTCTAAACCGTTTGATGAGTATGTCAAATTTATTGTATCTGTAATAAGGGATTGTGATGATTGTTTAAAAGAGAACGGAACAATTCTATTAAATTTGAGTTATGCAAGTTCCGTTGAGATTGGAATGATTGGTAGTAATTTAATAAGATTGTTATATAATATCATTGATGATACAAGGTTTGAAGTTGCCGATATTATTTGTTGGAAGAAAAATAGCGCATTACCTAACAACAGAAGCAAAAATAAATGTACAAGAATATGTGAATATGTTTTTGTATTATGTAGAAAATCAGAATACATGACATTTAATTCAAATAAAAAACTTACAAAAGAGATTAAGGGGAAAGGTCTTAGGTACTATTCAAATATATTTAATTATTTTGAAGCAAAAAACAATGATGGTAAAAATCCATATAATAATGCAACATACAGTACTGAAATGGTTCATAAATTATTAGAAATGTATGTGCAAGATAACTCACTCGTATATGACCCATTTGCAGGAACTTGTACAACTGCGGTAGCTTGTAAAATGGAGAATCGCAAAATTTCATGTATATGTTCAGAGATAGACAAAGAGCAATGCGAGTATGGGAAGGGGCGTTTATTAAGTGAGTAAATTTTTTGATTTACACAGGCATGATGAACACAGTTTTTTTGATGGATTCGGAAAGCCGCAAGAATTGGTAGAGATAGCAAAGGAGTTGGGATACAAAGCACTTGGAACAAGTAATCATGGAAACATATCTGGTTTAATACAGCATTGGTTAGCTTGTAGGGATGCAGGCATAAAACCGATATTAGGATGTGAGATTTATTTTCAACCAGTATATAACAAAGAAAATCCTAAAAGAAAATCATATCATTTAAACTTGTTTGTCAAGAATTTAAAAGGGTATGAGAATCTTTGTCATATCATGACAGAAGCAAATACACAACAGTTTTATTACAAACCAATCGTGGATTTTAAATTGTTGGAAAAGCATTCAGAGGGTTTAATTTGTACCACAGCTTGTATAGCGAGTGCAACATCACAAGCAATAGTAAACAACAATGAAAAGATGGCTATAAAGATTTTGAAGAAATTTAAAAGTATATTCGGAAAAGATTTATATGTTGAGATACAGCCGTATAAGATTGATACAAAACATACTCAAGAGAAAACAGATTTAGTACTTATGAAATTAGCAAGAGAGTTAAGTATTAAATGTATTCTAACATCTGATTCACATTTTGGACGTAAGGAAGATTTTGATACTTATTGTAAAATGCATGAAATAGGTAAAACAACATTAGATGTAAAAAGAACATATAGTGAAAGATATATGCCATCTGAAAAGGAAATCAAGAAAAGATTCGTAAAAATCTATAACAAGGTTCTTTCGGGAGAAGCGGAGAACATAGCAACAGAATACATAAACAATATGGACGAGATTTATAATAAAGTGGAAAGCAATATTCTGGAAGGATGTAAACTTGAACTTCCGCAAATTTCAACAGGTGGAGACAGCTATAAGTTGTTGAAACAAAACATAATTAGAGGGTTGAAGAAAAAAGGAAAATGTAACAAAAAATATGTAACAAGATGTAAGAAAGAATTGGATGTAATACATTATCATGGTTTTGATGATTATTTTTTAATGGTACAGGATTATGTTAATTGGGCAAGAGCCAATGGAATAGAAGTAGGAGCAGGAAGAGGGTCGGCTTGTAATTGTTTAGTTGCATATGCATTAAACATAACAGATGTTGATAGCATAAAGTATAATTTAGATTTTAGTAGGTTTATGCGTAAGGACAAAAAGAAAATGCCAGATATAGATGTTGATTTTGAAACAGAACGTAGGCAGGAAGTTATTGATTATGTTATCAAAAAGCATAAAGGAAAGGCTGTCCAGATATGTAGTTATGGAGAGTACAGCATTGACAATTTAGTAAATGATTTATCTGGTGTGTGTGGTTTGCAAACGTCTGGTAAGGATTTAGACGAGTTTGACAAAGACCATAATAAAAAGATAGTCGCAGAAATAAAAGCATTTATACATGGTTATGAGGTTGAAGGCGAATTGGATATGCAGGCATTAAAGGATGATGCCACATATTATGAGTATAACGACTTATACGACAACATAATGAAGCATTTTAGCAAGTTGTATGGGAAAATACGATATCTTGGTAAACATGCCGCTGGGGTGGCTGTAGTAGGTACAGACATATCAAACTATACCTGTATCATAAGACGTGGTAAGGATGCATATTCGTCTTGCTATGACCTCAACGACTTGGAACATATTAATTGTATTAAGTTTGATATGTTAGGACTTAAAACATTATCTGAAACAAAAGAATTGAGAGAGTATACAGGACATAGAATAACAGACGAGGACAGAGAAGAACAAGATATTTATGATAACTTTAGAGCAGGAAATACAGATGGGATATTCCAGATGGAGAAATCTGCACCAAAGAAAATTCTTGATATGATACAATGTGATTGCATGAATGATGTTATTGCAGTAAATGCGTTGAACAGACCTGCACCATTACAATTAAAGATGCATGAAACATATGCGTATAACAAATTATCTGGTAAGGCAGATAAAAACACACCATATTATAAATACACGAAGGAAACATATGGAACAATGCTATACCAAGAACAGACTGTAGAGGTTGCTCAGAAGGTAGGACATTTAACAGCCCCACAGAGTTTTGATTTATTAAAAATTATGAAGAAAGCGGAGAACTTAACAAAACCAGAGTACATACCAATCATTGAACAGATGAAGAAAGATTTTTATAAGGGTTGCCGAAGCGAAGGATTAACAAGAAAGCAAACAGATAGTTTATGGGGTAGTATGTTAATCTATGGTTTTAACAAAGGACATAGTACAGGGTATTCTTTAATCAGTGTAGACCAGATGTGGTATAAGGTACACCACCCTACAGAATTCTGGTATGTAAAAATGAAATATGCATTGAACGAAGCAAACATTTTTAAATATGCAGAATGTGCCGTGAAAGATGGTGTTGTGGTTATGTTGCCCCATGTAAACCAGACAGCTAGAACGTCATTAAGAAATTATGATGGTGAAATGGTTATACAACAGGGTATGAGCATTATTAAAGGAATAGGAGACAAAGCCGCCACGGAGATAGAAATTGAAAGGAAGAAGAATGGTAAGTTTTTAGATTATGATGATTTCTATGATAGATGTAAAGGCAGAGCGGTGACAAGTAGAGTAATAAACATCCTAGAAGAACAAGGTGCGTTAGAATTTAATGAAAAGAGATATGTTAGTAGAGTCGTGAAATATAATAGTACAATGATGGCTAAATAATGGAGGATTTAAAAATGAAGATTGTTAGACCAGATAAACCAGAGCGTTGTTCAAATTGTTTATATAGTGAATTTGCAAAAGGATTTTTGTTCTGTAATAATTCTGACTCAGATTTATATTTAGATAATGTAGATTATTGTACAAGTTGTGAGTGTTGGATGGATGAAACCGAAGAAAGGAAAAGAAAATGAAACAAATGAATAGAGAAGCAATTATGAAGTTATGTTCGGAAATATCAAAAAAAGAGGGTGATGGTTCTGTATATAGTCTAGGAAGCAAAAATGGTGTTTTAAAAATTCCTAGATGGGGTACAGGCTTGCCAGAGCTTGATAACATAATCGGCGGAGGTATGCCAAAAGGAAGAACGATAGAAATTTTCGGTGGTGAATCCGCAGGAAAAACTTCCTTAGCATATCATTTATGCTCACAGCATGAAATTTGTTTGGATATTCCGATTGAGGGGTGTGTGGATAAAGACACTGAGTTTTTTAATGGAGAAGGATGGAAGAAAATTAGCGATTATAAAAAAGGAGAGAGAGTATTACAATATAATGAAGATGGGACAGCAACACTTGTTAAGCCATTAAAGTATCATGAAAAAGATGCTTGTCTTATGTGGAATGTGAAAACAAAAAATAGATTAGACATGGTTGTATCAGAACATCATAATGTAGTGTACAAGCCAGTTGGAAGTAATAAAGTAAAGATAAAGCCATTTCATGATATTCGTTTAAGAATGTTGAGAAACAAAGAAGGGTTTGCAGGAAACATTCCAAAGACGTTTATGTTCAGTGGAGAAGGTGTTAGTTTATCAGACGAAGTTATTCGTCTAATGGTTGCGGTAATGGCTGACGGAAGTTTTAAAAAAGAAAACAAAACAAATCTGTGCTTTGTTGGATTAACAAAAAAAAGAAAACGAGATAGAATGAAAATGTTGTTAACAAACTGTGGAATTGAATATATGTTATCGAAAGATAAAAAATTCTTTAAGTTTTATGCACCATATAAATTTAAACATTATCCCAGTGAATGGTATGGAATGTCAAACAGGCAATTAATGATTGTGTTGGATGAAATGAAACACTGGGATGGTTGCCAATTTGAAAAAGGACATATGCCAAGTTTTACGACAATAAATAAAAAGGATGCTGATTTTATTCAGTTTGCTTATACAGCGTGTGGATATGCCGCATATATTGTAGAGCGTGATAGGTGGGATGAATACCAATATATTGATGGTCGTTTGATTGATAATAGTAATATAAGCTATACAGTCTGTTCGGGCATTAGAAGTGATATTGTAAGTCTTAGAAGGGCAACAGTAAAACAGTTTAAGCCAGTCGATGGAAAAATGTATTGTTTTACAATGCCATCTGGAATGTGGGTTATGCGTAGAAATAATCGTATTATTGTAACAGGCAATACGTTTGATTCGGACAGAGCAAAAGTGTTTGGGAACAAACCAAAACAAATGTTAGTGTACAGAGCAAGGTATGGTGAAAAAGCATTTAATAGAGCAATCAGATTCGCAGAGGAAGGCATACCATTAATTATTATTGACAGCGTACCGTCAATGCAACCAAAAGATGATATAGACAAAATTAGAAAGGCTGTAAATACAGATAGCGAACAAGAAACAAGAATTGGTGGTGTTGCTAGGTTAATGGATAAATACTTGCCAACTCTTGAGGATGTAATAGAACAAACAGGAACAACTGTTATATTTATCAATCAGATTAGAGATAAAATGAATGCCTTGCCGTTTGGAGATAATATACAAACACCGGGAGGTCATAAATTAAAACATAGTTGTTCTTTGAGAATACAGGTAGCACGAAAGGGATATATTGATATTCCAAATCACAATCCATATAACACAGCAAGTAAAGAAACTATTGGAATGATTATGAAGTGCAAGGTTGTAAAATCAAAAGTTTGTAATCCAAAAGGCGAGTGTGAAATCCCATTGATTTATGATAGAGGGTTTATTCCATTTGAGGATTTGCAGGATGTGAGAAAAGAAATCATGACAGAAAGGAGAGAAAAATACAAAGGATGAAGGAAACTGGATTAAATTTTTATTGCTTACGATATAAAAGGAGTGATTTGGAATATAACACAATATGTACTTTTTTTTGTTATGATACAAACGAGCAAAGTGCTATAGAAAGATTTGTTGACTTAACAAAATATCAAAAAAAAGATATAATATCAATAGAGGTGCAGAACAATGGGTCTTTTAGATGAAATTAAAAAAGAAGCAAAGAAAACATTTACTCGGATACAATCTACACAAGAGACGGAACTAGAACATAAATTGAATAGTTTGCATTATCTTGATAAAAATATAGAACAGGAATTGGTTTTCTTACGTTCTGTAATGACAAGGGGTGCGGAGACAACAGAAAGAAAAGGACTTCATGCATCTGCTATTATTGTATCAGATAAAAAGTTTTGTTTGCGACAACAGGTGTTAAGTATATTTTATAAACAAAAGCAAGGGGAACAAGTACAGGTAGGATTAAAAAGAATATTTAGCGAAGGGGATGCCATACATGAGAAATGGCAAAGATTATTTATCAGAGGGGGGTTGTGTGAGCCGTTAGATTGCGATTACAGCCGTTTTCGTGATGAATACGATTTATCTTATACACCCGATATAATTTGCTGTATAGATGGCGAGAGATACGTTGTAGAGATTAAATCAGTAAACACATATCAATTTAAAAATATGATAGACAAAGGAACATATCATAAAACAGGTAGAAAGCAATTACAATTATATATGTATTTAACAGGAATACATAAAGGGTTTGTTTTGTGTGAGGACAAAAACACACAGGAAATCAAAGTGTTTTGTTATGAGTATAATTATGAGGAAATTGCAAAATATATTAAGCGGTTAGAAAACATACAGAAAGCAAAACATAGATTAATGAAACATAACAGATTGGTTAAGAGGTCAAAGAATTGTACAGGATATAATTGCAAAATGGCAGAAGCTTGTAACATGAGAGAAGTCTGCTATGGGAAAGAGAAAGAAAGGATTTAATATGGATAGAATAATGGAATTTGTCATGTATACAATTATTATGCCACCGATTATTTGTGCTTATCTTGCAATACTTGTTGTGTCTTTTAAACTTGGATTCAAATTATTTTTTAAAATTATTAACAAAGGGAGGAAATAAAAATGGCTAAACATGATGAAACAAAAAATGAATTATTAAATAGTGAACTTGTGGAGAAGTATGACGAGAAAATTAAAGTAACAAAAGCGGAGATTGTTGTTTCGGGTTCTGTTTTAAAACCTTATTTTTGTATTCATTATAAGGAGGTAGGACAAGAAATGGACACATTAGGCTTTGGTTCTTATCATTTACCTTTTGTGTTTGAGTGGTTAGCACATTATTTTGAATTAGTAGAGGAATAAAACAAAAAGGGGTTAACATTGTTCAGCCCCTATGTTATTATATAGGTGTAAACAATAGAGAAAACAAAACAGAAAGGAGAACAAGATAATGAGAAAATTTGAAGTTGGAAAAGTTTATGGTGAGGATGCAGTAAAATATGAGGTTGTAAAGAGAACAGCAAAGTTTGTTACAATTTTAGAAGTTCATCATTTCGGAAAATTCAATGAAATAAAAAAGAATGAAAGAAAAGTAAAAGTTTCATTATGGGATGAAACAGAAGCATTAGTGTTTGGTAGCAGAACGGTGGTAGCATAATGGCAAAATATTGTAACCCTATGGGGATGTATGTTACATACCTTGATTGCATGGATTGTGAGGAAAAGGAGTGTATGCATCCCCACAAGAGAAAGGAGAGAAACAAAGTGTCATATTTGGCAAATGTGTTGTGCGAACCAGATGATATTGTGTACCTTGTATTCTGTGCAAAGAAGCAGGGTGGAAAGAAAAACATTATATTCAAAGGTAGGGTTGAAATGATAACAATTACAATAGAAGGAATACGTTATCATTTTTATGCACTTAAATGCACAACAGATAAGGAACTGAATGAGAAGTTACAAAATGGACAGGTAGTAAATCATTATAGGTTTGGTAATCAAACAATAAATAATGGATTTAAAACAACAGACTTATATCCAGTATTTACAACAAAGGAGAAATGTATTGAATGGTTAAAAGATTAGAAAGGAAATGTTGTGCAAATTGTATATTTCTTGATAAAAGCAAAGTAGAAAAGTGTAAGGAAGTAAACTTTTATAGATATGGTTGTAACAATAACATAAGTGAATATATAATTGGATATATTCAAAAGGATTCGCAACTTAAAACAATGGGGTGTAGTGATTGCAATAAAATACAAGCAGGACAGTTGTTTAGATTTTTTACCAAAAGTGGAAACAAATATGTTTGCCAATATTGCGGTAGAATAGGCAATAAATATTTGATTTGGAATCAGACATTGCAACAATTTAAAACAGTGCAAAAGGATTGGATAAGGGAACACAAAGAAAATATACAATTAAGAGTCTTGAGAGAAAATTATTTGGAAGGTAGAACAGAACCAATAAATACACTGGAAGAAAAGCAAAGGTTTCAAAGAGGTTTAGCAAAAAGAAGAAAGGAAAGGTTTTTAAAAGAACATGGCAAAGACAATTAAATTTGGAGATATTTTTTCAATCAACAAGGAAGGAAGAAAAAACGAAAAAAGATATATCTTCTGTGGTAAGGTAGGAGGAAAACTTTTATTATACCAGTTAGATGGCATTGACTATATCCTTATTGATAAAGAGTGGTTTAGAGACAAACAAATGCATTATATTGAAGATATGGAACACTCAGAAAAAGGACACAATAATAGAGAGCTTGCAAAGAAGTATAAAGAGGAATATATGATAATTCCTTTCATGTAGGGGGTGCATTATGCAAGAGTGTGTAATAGGTATAGACCAGTCGTACACTAGAACTGGAATTACAGTATTAAAAGATAAACAAATATACAGGATGAAGTCATTGGATTTCAGGGAGTGCAAAAATAATACAGAGAAGCGTTTAGAGTTATATACATATCTTGAAATGTTGTTAAAAAGACCACTAAAAAAATATGTTGAACAAAAAAAGGTAAAAATCATTACAGAGCGTATTCGTTTGCACTCACAAGGATTTTTGTCAGAAGCTTATATTAAGTCTACAGGAGCGTTAGTCGCTACGATAATAGATGTTGCAAACATTTATGAAATACCTGTTTATTCTGTAGATACACGTTTCTGGAAAAGTCAAATAGTGGGTAGTAGTAAACCATTAGAAAACAAATATGGTATTGACCCTAAGAAATACCGTACAATCCTTTATATGAAGTCAAGAGGGCTTTTAAAATACATAGTAGAGGAATACAAGGGTAAAGGTACTAAAGGGGTTATACAGGTCAAAATAAACGGTCAGAAAGTACCTTGTAAAGTCAATGATGATTTAGCAGATAGTTATTGTATTGCAATGTGTGGGTATTATCTACCAAAGAGCAAACAAAAATTTAAGGAGGAAAAATTTTAATGTTTAACTTTATTAAAAACAAATTAAAAGAAATATTTTATTTAGACGAACCCGAACAGATAGATATTGAAAAAGGTTGTCGTGGTTTAGAATCAACTTGTAAATTCTCTGGAACAGAACTTTGCTTTGGAATTGAAAGAAAAACCTGTGAAGGGTGTCCTTTGATTGGTTGTAGAGGTTGTGAGAAATTACAGGAATGTATAGAGGAAGGGTTGATATAATGGATTATAGAAGAGCAGAAGAATTAAACAATGAAGCCGTTGAAACAGGTATAGAAGTTGATGCAATAACAAAGGAGGTAAGAATGGGAAGTACAGATGATAAGAAACCATTAGAAATTAGGAAAATGGTTGATTGGATATTCTCACACAATGAGCTTGTGACTATTTGGCAGGATTGTGACATAAGACATAATGTAAAAGTATGGGAGGGAGAAGCATGGAGAATACCAAGTAGGATTGCAATGTGCAGAGGAAAGATTATTGGAATTCTCAGAGAAGAGGCAGAACATATGGATTATATAAATATAAAAATACAGTAGAGAATTATGGGGCATGAGAAATCATGCTCCTATTTTATTGCAACAAATTAAAACAAATATGTTGACAACAAAACAAAAATATGTTATTATATAATCAAGTTAAGAGAAAACAAAACACAAAACAATCAAGTAGGAGGAAAATAAAATGAAAAATTTAATGAAGATGGAGACAAAAGTATTCAATAGTTTAAAAAGAGACTTAATTACTTGGGATGAAGCACAGTATTGTCTCTATGGATATATCCATTGCATGGTTGATATGGGATGTATAACAGAAGATAGGGGAACAGAAGAAATGAACAGAATAACAATAAGATTATTGGAACGCAAATAAGCGTTCCATTTTTATTTAATTTATTATTGACAGAACAAAACAAATGCTATATAATTAAAATATAAGTAGAGAAAACAAATTATTTAGGAGGGAGCAAAACAATGGTAAAACAGAAAGTAGGAAAGAATAACATAATTCATTTTAATAGCATAACAGAAGTGGCTCATTTCATTCGTGATAATGAGGACAAATTAACAGATACATTTAACCCACTTAGGAAATCAGAACGTGGTAGAGAATCTTTTACTGGTACAGAGTCATATGATGCCGCAGAAGACCTTTTATTGCATGGATGGGATGAAGTCTCAAAGGAATTTACACAAAGCATTAAAAAGGTAAATACAAGCGTTTCATTTAAGAATAGAAATTGTTATGGAGTAGCAGGTTATCAGTGTTCCGTACCTAGATATTTACAAGGTATTCCGACAAATATGATTTCAAACAAAAGAGTACCTGTAAAAAACAAAGTAATAAGCATAACAAAAAGTATATCATATAATTGCAGTGTTAGAACAGAAACAATAAAAGAGCAGTCTTTGAAAGTTTTGAAACTTGTAAATAAATTAGAATCGGATGGATATAGAATTAATTTAAACATTGCTCTGGTTGCAACAAATAATAGTTATGTAAAAAATCCCAAAATGGTTTCGCTTGTTGTAAAGATAAAAGATGCTTCACAAAGGATGAACATAAAACAAATGGCATTTCCAATGGTTCATCCATCTATGTTAAGAAGAATTATATTTGGATTAATAGAGCGGTTACCAGAGTGTGAATATCTTGGTAGTTTTTATGGAATACCAGCAAGAAACAGTGATGCTAAATTATTGTTTGAAAAAACTTATTTCATTCCTGCAATAGTAGAAGAGGAAGAAATTACAGACATAGAAAAATATAAATGCTAGAGTATTGATATGAGCTTCATATATACGTTTTAAATCAATTCTATATAAATAAAGGTAATCTTTATAGGGTAGGATAGTAAAATAGCTTAGAGCGTGTATATGAAGCTTATTTATTTTTTGATAAAAGTTCTTGACAACCCAAAACATAAGAAGTATAATTGCGTAAAGGGAAGGGGATTATAGGGGTTAGGATTTAAGGTTGTTAACCTTAATAATTAACTTTTATAAAACAAATTAAATAAAAGTTTTAAAAACATATTGACAAACAAAAATATTTATGTTATTATAAATACAACAAAGAGATAAAACAAAATGATAGGAGAATAAGATTATGAAAACAAGAAATATTTTATCAGTTAAAAAAGAAAACAATAAAGCATTAGTAGAAGTTAAAACTGATTTCGGTGAAGTAGTTTTAAAAAGAACATTTAGAAAACATACAAAAGAAATTAAGGAATTACAGAAACAGAATATTTATTGTTTTGAAATACAAGGTATTCTGTATTGGTATAAATTTGATAACAAAGGTATTGGAACACAGTACAAAGAGCCAGAAAACTTTAGAAGTGAATTTCGTAAAACAGATACACTTAGAAAAAGTGTTGAAGTTAATAACAATAATGTTGAGATTCCAAAAGTAGAGGTTAAGGAAGTTAAAAAAGAAGAACCTAAGCAGAAAGAAATAAAAGAGGACAAAAAAGAAGTAAAGCATTATCAGTATGATACAATTAAAGCTTGTATTGAAAATGATATTCCTGTATATCTGGCAGGTGAAGCAGGAACAGGAAAGAACTTCACATTGGAACAGATTAGTTGGGAATTAGGACTTGAGTTCTATTTTACAAACAGTGTACAACAGGAATACAAGCTTACTGGTTTCATTGATGCAGGTGGAACATATCATGAAACAGAATTTTATAAAGCTTTCAAAAATGGAGGAATATTCTTCCTTGATGAAATGGATGCTAGTATTCCAGAGGTATTAGTTTTATTAAATGCCGCTATAGCAAATAAATATTTTGAGTTCCCAAATGGTAAGATTCATGCACATAAAAACTTTCGTGTAGTTGCCGCAGGAAATACAGTTGGAAGCGGAGCAGATGAAATGCACACTGGTAGAATGGTATTAGACCAAGCTACGTTAGATAGATTTGCAATCATTGAGTTTGGGTATGACAGAAACATTGAGTTATCTATTTCAAACAACAATAAAGACCTTGTGGATTTTATAAGGGATTTAAGAACAGAAGCTAATAACAATGGTATTCGTGCAACATTTTCTTACCGTTGCATTATGATGGTAACAAAACTTGAAACAACAAATATTCCTTTAAAACAGATTATAGCAATAGCAGTGTTTAAAGGTATGACAAAAGATACCATCAATAGTTTTAGGGCAACAGGTTCAAATAAGTATTATAAAGCATTATATGATTTACAGGTGGCATAACAGCCACCTTTTATTTTTGTTATGTTTTTAAAAAAAAGTTTCAAAAAGTTGTTGACAAAACATAGTGTATGTGTTAATATATAATTGTCAAAAGGAAATGAAAACATTAGTTAGAAAGAACAAATTAGGAGGAAACAAAAATGAGAGCAATGAGAAAAGTAGAAATGGTTAAAGAGATTATGGGAATGTTAAGATATGCACAGGAGCAGGAAAATAGACAGTATAGAGTAAATGCTTTTAAGGTTCTCAAAAGTTTTAATGTTTCACATAATAGAAACAAATTAGAGAAAATCGAAAAGGCATTGTTAAACGATGTTAGTAGAAACACTATTGTTGAAATTATGTACGAAATGCATATCGCAATAGAAACAACTTTTTAAACATAGTTGTTGACATAAAACAAAACATATGTTATAATTAAGACATCAAAAAGAAAAGGAGAAAACAAAATGTATAGAATTTATGAATTAACAGATGAAGCAAAGAAACAGGGAATGGATTGGGATGAAGCTATTTACAATGGTGAAATCCAGACAGTAGAAGAATTTGAAACAAAAGAAGAAGCTTTACAGGCTTATGAGGAAGAATATAATGACCCAGACCTGTATGGAGTAGAATAGGAGATAAAACAAAATGACAAGAAGAGAATTAATAAATATGAACAATGCACAATTAATTTCAAGTTTTGCATACAATATGTCAAAAGAAACAAAGAAAGCGTGTAAAGAACAAATGATGTGTTTACAAGAGTTATGCAATAGAGGGGTATTTACAGAACAGGAAGCAAGGAAAACATTTATAGAATTTGATTCTGGGAAACAAAACAAATAATATTATACAAAATAAGGAAAGAAGGTGATATAATTTATAAATTTCCTATTTATTGGACAGAGATAATGAAGATTGAATTCTTGCAAAGAGTGATATTAGTTCACAGTTATTTATATTATATGTTAGATGATAGCGTATGGACTGATAAACATTATGATGAGATAGCAAGGCAATTAGCAGACATACAGAAAGAACATACAGTGGAGTGGGTTAAAGTAAATACACAATATGGATATGTGTTTTATGATTATGATGGTACAACAGGTTTTGATTTATGGGATAGGTTAAAACAAAAAGATAAACAAAAGATATTAAGCATAGCAGAAAGAAGGAATGAAAATGTTAATTAAGAAAAATTACAATGTAAAGAGTCTTTCAGAAACATTAGAGGGTGCTTTATCAGTTGCCATTGATGATAGAGAAGTAACTGTAGAGATAGGACTCTTAGAAGCCAGTGAGATTAAAGAAATATTAGACTATGTTGCAAGACAGGAAGAAAGACAAATACAGCCAATGGCAACAGGTGACAGAGTTTAAACAAAGGAGGTGTTAGAACAGAATGAAAGCAGATTTTGAGAAAGGTACAAAGGTTTGTTCTAAATGTAGAAAAGAATTACCTTTGAATATGTTTTGTAAAAATAAAAATAAAAGTGATGGATTAAATATTTACTGTAAAGAATGTTTTAGTATTAGACAAAGGAAACAGTATAGAAAAGATATAGAGAAATCAAGAGAGAAAAGTAGAAATAGGGATGATAAACGGGCGAATACATTTCAAAGAAAAGGGGTAGTTCGTGGTAATAATGGAATGCTAAAAAGAGACTATGAACTGACAGAAGAACAATTAAAAAGAAGAAATAAAAGCCGAAAACGTCGCAAAATTAATCGTGGGAATATAAATGCACAAGGTGTTCTTATATGGTATGATGGAAAATTGCAAGATTTGGAGCAAAAAGAATATTATAAGATAATGGGTAAGGAATATACAAGACAAAGAAACTGTGCAATAAGAGGATGGCTTGGGAAGAAACAGCCATCAGAACATTTTTTGTTTGATTTTGATTTGGAGCAAATGCTAAAAGATAATGTCTATTATGCGACAGGAAGAAATAAGAAAAGGCATATAACAAAATGGTGGAAAGGCGAAATAAGACATTGGACTGTTAATGATGGAATATGGAAGGAAGGATAAAAAGAAATAATGGCTAAAAGGTCAACAAGATTTTACCGCAAGAACGAAGCAGAAGTAATGCATAGAATAGGTATTAATCACACAATAAATTCTGGTGCAGGATGGATTCAGAAAGAAGATGGGGAAAATGATTTATTTATGTGTCAGCTAAAGTCAACAGACAACAAGAGTATAAGCGTGAAGCAAGAGGATATTAATGCATTAGAATATCATGCTTGTACTTCACACAAGATACCTGTATTTGCATTACAGTTTTTAACAACAGATAGTGTGTATGTTATGATACCAGAGGAAGAATTTAAAGAGTATCAAGAATATAAAAAAGAAAAACAAAACGAAACATTTTCACAAAAAAGTGTTGACATTGAAGAAGAAAAGGAATATAATAAAGATACGCAAAAGGTTAATAGAGATATTAATAAAATGCGTAGTACAAGAGAACAGTTTTATAAACAGATGGAACAGGAGAGAGAACAACAGGACAGAGATTTTAAAGCAAAAATAAAAGAAAGGAGAAAAGCAACGTGGGAAAGAAATTCAGACAAAAAGGTGTAGCAACCTTTGAGGGTTTGAATATCGGTAAAAACAAACAGGTGACGTTGAAAGTCAAATTAAGATATGATGAAGTGGTAACGTCTGTAGAACTCTTACAGGGATTAAATACAGACATTACAATCCAAGCAAAACTTGGCGGTGAGTCAGTAAGTTTAGGAATGTTTACCATTGGAGGTATCAATTTTGATAGGGATGGAAATGCAGTTATTCCTTTTAAGTCATTAACAGAGAATGTTAATCTTGATAAGATTACAAGTTTAGTTGATGAGGAATATATACCTCTTAGATTTTTAGCGGTATTAGAACTACCAGAAACAACAGAGAGTGAGGATGAAACAGAGTGGGACGATTAAAGTATAATCAGCTTGCAAAAGCACAGACAAAAGAAAATAGAAATGTTGTAATTTCAGAAGCCGCAACACTTGATGGTGAAACATTAGGCTATGCGGTATCAGAACAAATTGTAATCCATGAAGGAGAAAAGGATACAACAATGTTCTTAAAGAATGGATTAGGAATTGTTTCTAAAGAAGGACTTGTAAACTTGCGTGATGCAATCAACAAAACATTAGAACAAATTAATTAAAAACTTGTTGACATAACATAGTTCATATGTTATAATATAAATGTAAATAAAAGCAGATAAACAATCAATTTAAAAAAAGAAAAGGAGATAAGAACATGACAAACAAAGAATTAGAAATGGTAATCGAGATTAAGGAAGCAGAGTTAGCAGGATTAAAAGCAAAGCTTGAAGGATGCGAAGACCAGAAGGAAGAACCAGAGAAAGAAGTAAAAAGACCAGCAAGAGGAAAGAAAGCGGCAAAGGCTAAACCAGAGCCAGAAGTAGAGGAAGAAGAAACAGAAGAAGGTGCAGATGATTATGAAAGCATGACAAGCACAGCACTTTATAAGTTATGTTGTGAGAGAGGTATTTCCTCTAAGTGCAAGAAGCGTGATAAGAAAACATTAATCGCAATTCTGAAAGAAAATGATGCCGCACAGGATGCAGAGGATGATTGGGAAGATGAAGAAGAGCAGGAAACAGACCCATATGCAGGTAAGACAGCGAAGGAACTTTACAAAATGTGTAAAGATAGAGGATTAACCGCAGTACCTAAGAAATCAGCAGACGTTTATGCAAAGATTCTTAAAAAGGCAGATGCAGAAGCCGCAAAGAAAGCAAATACAAAAGCACAGGTTGAGGAAGAAGAGGACGATGAGGACGATTGGGAAATCTAATCAGCCAGTAAAATAAATAACCCCATATGAGGGTTGACAATGGGGTGGCAGAAATGCCGCCCTATATTAATTTAATAGGAGAGAACAACATGAGAATGAGTGAAAAAGTGCAAGAAATGTTATTGATTGATTGTAGAAAGCAAGAAGGAAAGGAAAAAATTAATAAGATATTATGGAAGATTAAGCCTATCAAACAGAAAATGATTAAGTTAGGATATGTAAAAGGAGACATAGTTCCTTTAGAACAGTTAGAGAAGTTTTTGCAGTTTGTTAGGACACAGTATGGCTATAGAACACAGTGGATAAATTCATATTTTGAAACAGACAAAACAAAAAAGCCACATAAAACAAAATTTGTTTTTTATACACATGGTCTTGTTGATATGGAAGGTGAATGGATAACAAACATTGAAGGGAAAACAATCTGGGAATTGTTTGCAAAGACAGCCATAGTATTTTATGATGAGATAAAGAAGGGAGAACAGAAAGAATGAGTAAAAACAAAAATGAAGAATTGATTATGCAAAAAACAAAAGCAACCTTTTATACAGATGGTGCTTGTTCTGGAAATCCGGGCATCGGTGGATGGTGTTATGTTGAGGTAGTACCTTATAAGAATGAATATAAAACAGAAACGACAGTAGGTGGGTCAGATGATACCACAAACAATGAAATGGAATTATTAGCCGCTTACAATGCTGTATTAAAGGCATATAGAGAAGGAGTAAAGGAAGTTACAATTTATTCTGATTCAGCTTATGTTGTGAACCCTGTACAAAATAGTTGGTTATTAAAATGGAAATCAAATGGTTGGCAGACTTCAACAGGTAAGGAAGTTAAGAACAAAAGAATTTGGGAACGTATGGCAAAATTGATTTATGAAAAAGGTATGTATATTAATTTTGTTAAGGTAAAAGGACATTCAAGTGATTTGTTAAATGATTTGGCAGACAGGGGGGCAACAAATGAAATTGAACGTAGAAAATATGAAATCATGGGTATGTAATTTAGTAAAGGCTATCTTATGTGGTTTTAACGCTCTGGTGGAGCGTGTAGCAGGTTTTATATATAAAAATGCTAGGGAGATAGGCACAGTAGTAAAAGTCTTATATGTGGTCGTTATGGTGGCTTATATCAAGTGTGATGCAATAGACACATTTGTTATAACAATTTGTTTGATGTGTATAGCATATGCAGTTAAGATAGCTTATCAGAAGTTACACAATATGAATGAGGATTTTATACCAAAGCCAAGAGAACGGTTTACTAAGGTAAATAAAAGAGGAATGATAGAAGTAGATAGAAGCAGGTGGCAGGAATTAATACAGTATGTATATGAATTAGAAGAATATATGCAAGAAAAACCTTGACAAATAAAAGGTATTATGATATATTATATACATGGAACTCATAAGGATAATTGAGGAAGGAATAGCCATTAAATATTCGCCATTTAACATAAAACTAAATAATGATACGACATAATCTTGGTTTAGTTTAAAAGATAAATTTTTAAAAATTAGGCAGGTAGCTCACAAAAAAAGATTCCTTTAAGTTGGTTAATGTAAGGTAGTTGTTAATTGATTATGTCGTATTAAAATATAGGCGGTAAATAAATACCGCCTTTTTAAATATTAAAACAAAAAAGGAGGGAAACAAAAGTTGGGTAGAAAGGGAGAAATGCCAGAGAGTTTTAAGGATGGAAAAATAGATAAATATAATTTTAGAAACAGAACACCCGAAGAAATGCAGGAGATAGTAAGAAAATCTCATGAGAAGAAAAAAGAAAACAATAGAAAGAAAATGGAACTACAAAATTGCATGAGAAGTATTCTTGATTTAGGTGTACAATCTGAAAAACAAAGGAAAGTTTTAAAGTCATTTGGCATAACAGATAAGAAGATAACAAATAAAGTATTGTTGATGGTATCTTTGTACATGAAAGGTGTTAAAGGTGATGTACAGGCAATTAGAGAGATTGTGAACATGATGGACAGGTTGGACATTCTGGAGGATACAGGCAATATCACGCAGGGTATCAATATTAACCTTGTTCCTGTGCAAAGTAATACAGAACAAGAACAGCAAGAATTATCAGATGAAGATGCATACTGGGATTTAGAGGATGAATCAGAAGACTGGGGAGAAGATATTTACAAACCATGAAAACAAAACAAAAGGATAGCAAAAAGAAAGAACCAAAAGTATTATGGATTGCGGTAACACCAGATAGGTATGAGTTCCCGATATGTGTTTGTGATAGTCAGAAAGACCTTGCAGAGCGTTTGGGAGTTACGGTGAGTAATATATCACATCTGGCAGAAAGAAAGCGTAGAAGCAGTCGTAGTAAGTATTATGTGTATAAAGTGAGGAATGTGTAATGGTATGCAACGTATATAATTCATTGAGTATTCGACAAAAGCCAAACAGAAAAGGTAAGGTTTTAGGAACAGTGCCAATGAATAAAGTAGTTAACATTGTTGGCAAAAAATATGTATGGGATAAAAACATCCCATATGTAAAAGTACAGTATTGTAACATCACAGGCTATATAAATGCTAAATATGTTAAAGGACTTGTGTTGAAGAAAAAGCAAAAGAAAAATAAAAAATATCCGTGGGTAGCTGTATTAAGTAATGGGAAACAAAACAAAAGAATCAAAGTAGTAAAACAATATAGTTTTGGAGAGTATATATCAAAACATGGTTGTTCCATTGCCGCTATTGTAGAAGCATTAGAGATTTATGGAATAAATAAAAGTCCATATGAAATAAATAAGTATTGCAGAAGTCATTACAAGTTTAATGGCAGTAAGGTAGCAATTCATGGAGCATATAAAACAGTAAAGGCAATATCAAAGAAGAAGCCTGTTTATCATGATGTAAAACAAAACAATAAAATAAACATTAGAAAGATAATTAAAGAATCTTTAAAGGTAGGCAAAAAAGTAGTGATTGAACAAAAGAATCCAATCCATACCTATGTTGCTTTAGGATTCGCTCTTAATGGTAAAATAGTAATCGCAACAAGTGGACAGCTTAAAGAAGTATCACTTGCATGGATTATGAAAACAATAAACACAGGTGATGGTTCAAAAGCAGATTATTTTAAAGGTTCAAAAGCAGATGCAGGTATTTTTATTATTTAGTCAAATAGGGTTGTAGAAGCATTTTAAGACATAAGGGTATAAATGCCCTGTAAAAATATATAGAATGTCTATATGAGCCTATATGAAGCCTAGAAAGGTGGTCTAATATGTTTGTAATTAATATAAATTGTAATAATTGCGGCAATAAGAATAATTGTATGTATGAAGATAGAACAAAAGAATTAAAACAAATCTTAGAAAAGCAATATGATAAAAACAAATATTATAATTTGGGTGGTTATATAAAGTGTGCATTTTATGTA